AATTCGAGCAGATACAGCTAGAACGCAATCATTTCTGGAATTACCCAGAAGCTCATTATGATCCTACTCCAAAGAAAAAGGGTCCTAGGAAAGTTAACACCTCATTCAACTCTAGCTTCATAAGAAGATAAATGATAGAATAGTATTGTCGTTGCCAAATGACAAACCTACCCCTAAATAGGTAAGAAGAGCTCAGCTACCACCATTGCTGGGCTTTTCTTCTTTTGTAATGTATACTTATACTTAGAATGCAAGGACGGAACAACTAGTGGATCCAAGAGATTTTATTAGCCAAGGCACAGGAGAGTACAAACTGTATCCCTATGCCAAAGACCTGTTCTATAGACCAGATGGAATATTGGTTATGACTATTGAGATGTTTAATGAAGAAGATACACAAGAATTTAGCTTCTCATTCAAAGCTAGCCCTCAGATGAGACGCTTTCTAGATAGAACCATTGGAGATGAGGCGGAATGACTCAAAAGACCAAGAGTAGGATAGTAATTGATACTAACAAACATGGAATAAGACGAGAGACTAACTTGGATAAAGTAGCTTCAAGAGCAGCAAAGAAGAAGAAATGGGAATCAAATCCTAGATGGAAGAAAGATAAGACAGATGATAAGATTTAATATATTAGTAATGCGATCCACAAATGCCTACGTAATGGCGCAAATAAATATAAAAAGAGGTAATTAAATGGGATATCCAGTATTTACAGAAGAACAAATTAGCGAATTTATAGAAACGGCTAATGAAATGGGCATTGGTCCAGCAATGAGATATCTACAATATCCAAAAAGCTATCATACAGCCAAGAAATTCTATGTACAAAGAAATATAGATATGCCTACAGCTAATACATTGGCAGTTATGTCTAAACAATTAGACATTTTCTATACAGATAAAGAGAAAGTATTGGCGGCACAGGCAGTAATAGATAGATCAGTAGAAGCACTATATGAAGATAACCTGGTATCAGATGATATATCTAAACTATCAAATGCCATACATAAGGCTATACAGACAATCAATCTAATTGAAGGTAAATCTACCAATATTAATGAGAACCGTTCCAAAGATGGCTCAGATCTAGCAATCGTAGATATGCTTAATGAAGCCAGAATGAGGAATGAATCTATTAAGAATAGTCTAAAGGTTGTTAATTGATATATAGATTTGTCGACAAAGACATATATGTTCAAGGGATGACCACCCGAATTGACAAATATAATTTATTTGCTATTTTTGCTACTGAATATAAATTTGGACAGTAAAAATGTATACTATATCAAAATACATGGAGCATATTAATCCAGATTTGATGGCATATTCTGAGGGTAGAGTAGAACTTACTAAATATGATCCTATGCTCTTTGCACTTACATATTTGCCACATCACTTGAAGAATATGGAAGATGAGCTTACTCTCTCTGAATTTCACTGGGACTTGGCTGAATATGGAAAGACTTGGATCAATAAGCCAACTGCTCCTAAACAAAATCGTGATGCATTTATTGCACCTAGAGAATGTGGCAAGTCCACCTGGATCTTCTTGATTCTACCTATGTGGGCCGCCGCCCATGGTCATATTAAGTTCGTGGCTGCCTTTTCAGATGCTGCTTCTCAAGCTGAGACGCACTTACTCACTTTTAAGAATGAATTGGAAACAAATGAATATCTCAAAGCAGATTACCCAGAACTATGCACACCTAAAATTGTCGGTTCAACTGGGCGTTCCCTTGCAGCAAATGCTTGGCGTATTATTCAGGCAAATGATTTTATCTTTGACGCTAATGGTATTGATACTAACTCACTGGGTAAAAAGGTATTTGGCCAACGCCCTGACCTCATTATTCTTGATGATATCGAAAAAGGTGAAAAGAACTACTCAGAATACCAAGCAGGACAGCAAAGAAGAACAGTCTTTGACGATATAGCCCCTATGAACATTTATGCCCGCATGATTATTGTGGGTACTACTACTATGCCTAACTCTATGATGGATGAATTTAGAAAATACTCTGAAGGTAACCGTGATAAGGCTCTGGAGTGGATTTCAGACCAGAATGTCGATGTTCACTACTATCCAGCCATTATGACGGCAGAAGATGGCTCAGAACGCTCTGTATGGCCTGAGAAATGGCCTATGGACTGGCTTCAAAGCCAGAGACACTTAAGAGACTTTGCCAAGAACTATATGAATAAGCCTGTCAATTTAGATGGAAACTTTTGGACATATGAAGATGTGATCATAGAAGAAAGCGAATATGGCAACACAATTATCTCTGTTGACCCAGCGGTAACAAAGAATAAGGTTTCTGACTATACAGGTATTGCTGTATTGAGCAGAGGTCAAGATGGAAATATTTATGTAAGAGATGCAATGCAACTTAAAGTGTCTCCATCTGAATTAGCAGATAGAGTTTCAGCATTGGTTGAAACATACAATCCTGGTATTATATACGTAGAAACAAACCAGGGAGGCGATTTGTGGCAAGATGTATTTAAACATATACCAGTTCGCTACAAATCAATTCGACAATCCGTATCAAAGCAGATCCGTGCAGGTAAAGCTTTGAATTTCTATCAGCAGGGGAAAGTTAGACACACAAATCATTTCCCAGCCCTAGAAGAACAAATGTGGTCCTTTCCAAAGGTAAGCCACGATGACGTACTTGACGCAGTTGTGTCAGGGATTCTATACTTCTTGGACAACAGCACTCCAAAAGTATTTGCAAAACAATTAAATTACTTAAGGAGATAAAATGTCAGATATTAAATTAGCTTTAGACCAGATAATCGACAAAAGAGATCGATATATGGTTGCAGAAGCATATTACGAAGGCGCAAATGATGAAGTATTTACTCATCAACGCTGGTACAGATTATTTAGAAACGATAAAACAAGATTTTCAGGAGTTACGCCATTTCGCTTTAATTTCAGCAAGACTGTAGTAGATGCAGTACACAATCGTCTAGAAATTGAACAAGTAGAAACAACATCACCAGCAGGCGATGCATACATCAATAAGATCTGGGAACAAACAGATTTAAAGCTTGATATTAACGAAATTCATAGAAATGCACTCGTTTATGGCGACTGCTATGCAATTGTTTGGCCAGATATGAATGGCAATTTAGCAATTGATTATAACTCACCTATGACAACTACATTGGTTTATGATCAAGAAAACCCACGCATCAAGTCATTTGCAACTAAAATGTGGCAGATTACAGATGCTGCTAACCGCAAAGTTATCAAGATAAACATGTATTACACAGATAGAATTGAAAAGTATGAAGGTTTAGGTGAGCTTGATTCACTTAACGGCCTTCCAAATCTTACTTTAATTGAAACTGTAGTCAATCCTTGGGGCGAAATCCCAGTTTTCCACTTCAGAACAAATAAACCGTACGGAAGACCAGAACATGCTGATGCATTTGGTCCACAAGATGCCATAAACAAGTTGATATCAACTCACATGATGACAGTGGATTACCAAGGTGCTCCACAGCGTTATGCGTTGTCCAACGGTGGCACATCGTCAGAAATTGATGATTTTACAGAAGATGATACAGCAAGAGAGAACATTGGAGCACTTCAAAATGGTCCAGGACAACTTTGGTACTTGCAAGGAGTTCAATCTGTTGGACAATTCCCAGCAGCAGATCCATCAACATTTACAAACCCTGTAAATGAATTTGTTTCTGATATGGCTGCAATTACTTCAACTCCAGTTCATTACTTCTCATCAACACAATACCTTCCATCAGGACAGGCTCTTCGTGTTGCTGAAGCACCATTATTTAAAAAGGTACTTAATCGCCAATTGGCATTAGGTTCAACCTGGAGAGATCTATTTAAGTTCATGCTTAAAATTGAAGGCATTGTTGCTGAAGTAGAAATTGACTGGAAGTCACCTGAGTCAATTGACTCTCTTGACCAGTGGGATATTGCAGTTCGCAAGAAGTCAGTAGGAGTTCCTTTGGAACAGATTCTTCTTGAACTTGGATATGACCCAGAAATTGCAAAGATTATTGCTGATAAAGCAATAGCCAATACAGCAGATAATGCAAACTCAACAGAAGTTGCTCTGCGTGGTACTGGATTAAATACAAACAACTTGGCTCTACAACAGGTAGCTGCCGAACAACAAGATAATACAGGAGCATAAAAATGGAAGAACAGAATATCGTAGAAGGTACATCTACCGAAATTCGTGATCCTAAAGCCGTCTTAGAAGCTTTAGACAAAGCGAAGGCGGAAGCTAAAAAGTTTAGATTGGAAAAGGAAGCCTTGGAAACACAGATAAATGAATCAGTGTCTAAGATTTCCCAATTCCAGTCAAAGATAATGATGGAACATGTGAATAAGCATCTTTCATCATTAGGGATTGCCCATGGAGATAGATTGAATAAATATATCAAGATGGATGCATTAACACTGACTGAAGATTTTGAGATTGCTGGACTTGATGAGCAAATTGCTATATTAAAGACAGACTTCCCAGAATTATTCGATCCAAAATTCATCGTGGCTGGAAAAGCTGACTCAGGAGTAACTGCTTCATTGCAAGTTCCTCAAACTGCATCAGATTTGCAAGCTAAGATGGTATTAAAGATATAAGAAGTACGGTATAATTGTCTTATGCAGCTCCGAATGGACATTTGGGTTGCGATTAATATACTCGGACGATTATATGTTCAAAAACCCAAATTAACTAATTAAAGGAGAAATAACATGGCCGCAGGTCGCACAGATCTCACCGAAAATAATGGTTATATTCCTGAGGAAAAGGGATCCGTTGCTATTCAAGCAACTCTCGTTAACTCTGTTGTAGAATCATTTGCTCGTCGTGAGAATATGGCTTCTCGCACAAAGGGTGTTCCACGTTTCGTATCAGATGCTCCAAGCATCGTTGCTGAAGGCGTAGACATTCCTAACTCAGACACAACTCTAGATGAAGTTGTTCTGACAGCGAAGAAGTATGCACAAATTTTCAACATCTCAGAGGAAGATGTTAACGATTCACTCGTTGACACACTCAACACATACAAGAGAGAATGGGCTTCACAATGGGCTCGTAAGTATGACAATGCTTGCCTTGCAGTAAATGCAGCAGCAGATGGAGATGACGGACAACCGTTCACATCTCTATATCGTGCAGTTTACACAAACCCAGTTGGAACTTCACAAATCATTCAGACAGG